AACTAAAACCATCATTACATATGTCACATGGTACTTTCCCAGCTTTTGTTACATTTTGAATTTGCAAATAATATTCATTTCCGCAACAAGGACATATATACCATGTATATTGTGTACTCCATTTTTTATATTTATAAGCATCTTCCATGTTTTTAAATAAATGAACCAATTCTGGATTTGTTGTGGCAATATCATTAATTCCTTTAATAACATGTTTTATAGCAGATGGATTGCACTTTGGGCAAACACAGCTTTTATTTCTACTAACACTTTGTGGTAGAATATTAAATTTATAACCACATTTTTTATGTTTTACTGTTATTGGAATATTTTGTTTTATGTATTCACTTTCTAAGCTGAATTCATTACTGAATAACTCAGAAAAAACCTTATTAAACTTCATTCTACCTCCTTTGTTTAGGACAATAAAAATAGACAGGGCAGTAATAGTCCTATCTATTTATTCTCCGTTTATAACAAAAGAGTGGTTGGTAATTATCCAACAAGATCTCTTTATTCACTTTTTAATCAAACAGATCACCATATGGTTTATATGTATCTTCTGTTTCTTTTTCTGCATTAAATGCAACTCTGCTCACATGTTTCTTCTGTGGTGTTTCACCTGCAAAAGAGAATGTCTTATTCTTTTTAACAAGTTTTCCAAGAGTAGCATCAGCCTTCTCAGATAACTCTTCCTTAGAATATTTGTTTACAGAATCCTCAGACATAAGTGCTTTGAATTCATCTGTATCAAGATATTCTGAATATGCTTCGTCATCAAATACAGTCATCTTGTCTGCAAATACTTCAGCAGATTTATATGTATTTAATTCCTCTACAACAGAAGAGTAGTTGGAACGCATATCATTAAGAGAAGCATCTTCTTCGTCAGTTACCCATACAGAGTGAACAGCAACTCTATCGCCTACTAATGAGAAATTGTCTCCATCTCTATTGAATGACTGTCTGTAATATTTTCCATTCCAGTAATCAGACATAATAAGAGTATTATCTTCATAAACAGTTACGCCATAATAAGCATTATCTGCTTCTCCATACATCTGATTAACAAGATTGTAAAGAGACATAGTAATCTCATCTAATGATAAAGAAAACTCTTTTACAGAACCGTCAGACATTGTTACAGAATATTTTTCTGGATTCACAGATTCATTCTCTGTTGCGTTTGTATCTGTAGTCTCGGTTTCATCCTGTGTATTTTCAACTGGATTTTCTTCAGCATTTTCAGTTGTTTCTTCGGAGGTTTCATCGACTGTTTCCTCAGATTCATTCTCTGTTACAGTTACTTCCTCCTCAGTGGTTTCTTCTGTTTCAGTCACCTCTACAGTTTCAGTAACTTCCTCTTCAAATTTTTCCTTTTCCACTTCGATTGTTTCCTCCTTTCCACTAATATCATTTTTATTATTGAAACAAGCAGACTCAAGTTTTTCGAGTCGTTCTTGTAAATCAATTAAAGTAGAATCATAGTCTGAAAATAGACTATTATTTTTTGCATTAAAATCAGCAATATCTAACCTTGCATTGAGCATTCCTTCACCAATATCTTTTTTTGTGTCTGGATCTTTGCCAAGCAATGTTGCACCCATAATAACAACGTCAGTTAGTTCAAGAACTTTATTTTTCCCAGAATATTCCATCTCATTAACAGCAAGTTCTACACTAATCTTTGTTCCATTTTTTCTTTCTATAATTGAAGCTGCATCTGTATAATCAACTGGAATAGCACAATATCCATATAAAAAGTTGTGTCCAGTTTCTTCTTCAACTTCAAAGAATGGTTTATCAGATGTAAAACAGCCAACCTGTTTTTCGATGTAATTTACTGAGCCATCATCGTTTAATTCCATATCATGTGAAGTGAAATCTTTTAATGTTTCACCAGTTTCTTCATCTTCATATTCCATAAAATTCGCCAATACAGGCTTGTATGCTAATGTTTTTGAAGCTTTCTTCAATGCTTCATCTGTTACGCTAGAATGATTTCTATTTTCGCCAGAATGCATTAACTTGACTTTGCAAAATAGAAGTGATTCATCTTTATAATCAGCGTTTTTATCTACTTCAAATTCAGCAGGTACTTGTACAAAAATTTGATGTCCTGATTTTTCTGCGCTAAAATGCGTTGAACGCTTATATCTATTTGAATAAAAATCATAAAGATCTTCTAAAAATAAAAGACGTTTTGTATTCTTCTTAGCCATTTATCCTCCTTTCCGACAAAATAAAAAGCCGTCTAGGAAGACGACTAAAATGTAAGTATGTTTGTACTTTTTACTTTATTTATATCAACACTATCTGAAAAACTAATTGAAGAATTATTCAGAAATGTGTAGACGTTTTTATTACCAGTTTTCATTTTCTGAAAACCACATTTCACAAGAGCAGAAGCAGTAGTAGCATCTGCTGTGATTAAAAATTTTCCTTCCATTCAACTACTCCTTATTTTTCTGCCTTAGTTGTTTCATTCTTTCCTGCGTCACGAGTTTCCTCTGTTGAGTCTGCAATTTGGTCATCTTTTTTAGTCTGACCACCACCTTCATTATCACCCATGCCACTTTGCGTATATGAAGATGAGAGAGGAGTAAAGTAATTCATTAATCCTAATGACCTCATCATAAAAGCATTATTAACAACTTTTGAAGGTGAAGAACCATCCAACGTTGCATAATCCATTGTATCTATACCCAACGTAGCTTTATCTTTTCTTTGAGACATCTTTTCATCAAGGTCAAATACAGATACATAATGGAAATAAAATTCAAAATCCTCTGTGATATTTAATTTGACATATCTCTGAATGTTTGCTTCAATTCTTTTTAATAATTCCATAGGGAGAGTCATATCAACTGTGATAGAATGTTTAAGACCAACAGAACCAGATTTTTGACCATTGAATATCATTTCAGATATACCGAGAGAAGAGAATAAGTTCTTAATTGCTTGTGAATATACATTGGTATCATCGACCTGATTTTTATTACCAAACTCAATCTTTTCGACTTCACATGGAGTCCATGCTGAACCAACAAGACTTGGTAATACTTCATCAATTGCAGCTTGAGTAGCCTGTACAATCTCAAGGTCTACGGCAAAATCATTTACTTCGCCTGAGTTTTCATTCATAGGGATTTTTGATAAGAGAAGAACATAATTTTCAAGTTCTGTTTTAGAACGAATAAGAGCTTCGTAATCAAGCAAATCTAAGAGAGATACGAATACAGGTAGGAAGTAGGGTAGTGGTACAACTGGATCATCACCACATATAATACAGATAGTTTTCTCTGGTGGTAATTCAAACCATTTATAATCATTACCTTTTGATTTATATGTTTCGTAGCCTTCTACAAAAACATCATCCCATAAGCCTTCTTCTGAATCTGTTTCACTACCAGTACCATATAAGAAATCCTTATTGTTACCAGAATCAAAATAAGAAGCATCGAATTTTACAATCCATGTATCTTTTTCTGCACGAGAACCGATTTTATAATATTTTGGATCAAGCGGATGTATAAAGAATGAATCTCCGTCATCGTAACAAAATCCACAATAGATACCATCTCTTAAACAAGTGGCAATCATTTGTGAACCCATTTCTTTCAGATCCATTTTATCTAATCTGGTACAAAGTTCTTGATATCCTTTAATATATTCAGATGCATCCTGTGGGGGATTTGCCCAATCGGGAGTATTGTAAGATACGTTATAACTAAAGATAGGAGTGTAAGCATAATATTCTATAATCTTTTTATAGTTATGACTGATACGATATAAGAAAGCAGATATATCACGAAGATTGTCAATATTGGCAAGAGGACTTTTTATGTATGATTGAAGCTTCTCTTTTGTGTATTGAGTATATGTCTTCGATGTACCTTTGGATATATTCTGCTGTAAAATACGTTGTAATTCCTGAAAGTTAATCATCTGTGCATACTTCTGAGTAGAAGTAGTCAGCTCATTCTTACGAGTTGGCGATGGTTCTGTTTGCACTGATTTCTTTGCAGAATTATTTGATTTCTGTGTTGCCATTTATATTTCTGATTTCCTCCTTTCCTTAGTTATAGAATCCCCATTTTTTAGGGCGTTTTGAGACACCAACCATTTTGGTAATGTCGAAGTTGTTTGTACGTTTCTTGTTTCTGATATGATCCATTCGTTTTTCAGATAAATACCATCCAAGCATAGCCAAGACATACGCACGGTCGTCATGCATAGTAGCTTCTGAAGCTCCCGTATCAGCGTCTTTATACGCAGGAAGTTTGAATGAATCTTTACCACCTTCACGCTTATTTCTACAGATATTAACAATTTCCTCTTTCATTGCATCAATCTGAACTAATGCAACTTCTTCATCAGGTGTTAATTTATATACTTGCGTTTTAGCAGCTTCAATCAATGAAAGTCTTTCTTCCAGCTCATTTTCATATTCATCAATGCTCAAATCCAATTTGTCTAATTCTGCACGAATCTTTTCTTCCGATTCATTCATAAGTTTGGTATCAACTTCCATGATATTGAGATAACCTTTGTTATCATATTTTTCTGTGAAATGAATTTTGTCTGCTTCAACCATTTTTATTAAAGCCTCAAACATTTCAGATTTATATTTTGATGGTTCAATTAATTTCAGTTTTTCAACTGCATTAGGGTATCTTTTAGCATACACATCACCATTGTTATATTCCTTATCCAATAAACCACGGTGAACATTACCTTTTTTATCTTTCCAATCTTCAATTAAACTGTCTCGAACCCAAGAGTTTCCACCTCCACCAGAACCAGCATCGGCTAAGAAAATTTCAATATTGTCATAATCCAAAGCTTCACCGTTATAATCAAGAAGTATTTTCCTAATTTCTTTTATCTGGTCTTGAGTCATTATTGGTGTCTTTCGTCTAAGACCTAAATCGGAAAAGGATACAACATTTACAATATCCATTGTATATCCATCTTCCTCGTTATAAAGTAATTCACCTATACCTAGAATTGAATTATCGGTTGAACGTGCTGGATCATATGCTAAAACAAATGTTCTTTCATTTGTATCATTACATAATACAGGTGGACGAGTATAAGAATTTCTAACAATTAAAGCTCTTTTAATAATCTGGTTCGCATTCCCGTCTTGAGTGAATTTGTTATAATACTCACGTTGAGCTTTTTCTGGATTATTTCTTAATTCTGTCTCAACGGTTTCTCTATTCAAAAGTGGAACATAAGGTTTACCATGAAAAGTAGCATTAATAACAACATCACAGTTAATATCTGCTACAAAATATTTTGGATCACCTAACATCATTTTCTTGGAAAAATCACGATACTTTTGATAAAAAGCTGTGTCAATAGAAGAAGCAGAAGAAGCATATAAGAGCTGATGTGGAAATTCCTTTGGAAGAGAAGATATATCAATATTTCCACCAAGTTTGAAATTTGAATCAAGAGTTGTAAATGCACCAATAACATTAAATTCTTCTTCTGAGAGCCAGCCACCCTCATCAAAACAGACGCACTCACACCTCTTACCTCTTTTGGCATTGATGTTACTATTCAATGTTTTTACAAAGCTACCATTATACAGTCTATATGTAAAGCCCATTGGATTGTGGATAAATCCATTTGAGTTTGCTTGCGATATTTCAACTTCATTTTTAAAAACATCTGTAAGACCAGTCATTGATTCAATATTTTTTAATGCAATATCTTCGATCTTCTTAAAAGTTTCTTGGGACTGGTCTGCTGTTCCTGAACAAATGTACGTTCTGTAGTTGTTGAACAGAAGTCCCTTTATTATGGTAAATAAAGCAAGTAGTGTCGTATTATGAGTGATTGTATTTTTTTCACCACATAGATATAAATGTGACAATGAATCCACTT